CCAAATGTCGCATCGACAGACAAAGGCATCCAGAGTCATAGCGTTAGGTCTGGTCTTAATTTTCTGGTGCAGTCTGCTGCTTCTGATATTAACCTTCTAGGAGCTATAGACATGAACTCGTGGATAAAAGCAAAAGGTAAGAAAGCTCGTATCTTTGCACTTGTACACGATTCCATTCTAGCAGAAGTACCAGATGATGAAGTTGATGAGTACATGGTTAAACTTGCAGAGTATGTACAGCTAGACAGAGGCTTGTCTATTCCTGGTACTCCCGTAGGCTGTGACTTTGAGATTATTCACCAAGACTATTCAGGCGGTAAGTTCGAGAAAATGTATGGTGATCACATATCGTAAGACAGCTTCCACTATCCAATATCCAATATTTTTGTTACCCTCGGGTACATGGGAGACTAAGGACGGTCTCCTTCTTATTGATGATAAGGTAGTCGATGATACAAACATGGCAGGACAAACTTTAGGTGCTAGGCGTATGCAAACACCACATAAGGATGTGCTACCACTAAAGAAGATGCTAACGTCATATAACGGAATACTCAAACAAAAGACAAAGTACTTTATAGATAATACTGGGAAACCCTTTATGTACGAAAAGACTCGCTTTGCTGCCCTTAAATACTTGCGTATCAAAAGAGTAGAAAAGAAAGGAGTAGCTTCTTTAATCTGGTTTAAGGAATCTAATAATCCTTTTACCGTACCACGCCCACCCGAAGAAGGAATGCTTTGGGCGGGGATTCTGCACTTACATGGTATACCGTGGGTGCTTTACGAGTATTCGGAAACGAAACTCAAAGATACAAAAAAGAAAGTATAATATGGCTAAGAAAAGAAAAACTTTATCAGGTGTTAATTTTGACCTGAGAGAGATAGAACCTTTAACACGTAACCAACTAACAGCTTTTGAATCAACTAACCACCTGCTACTACACGGACTGGCAGGGACTGGTAAAACCTTCATTTCATCTTATCTAGCATATGATGATATGACTAAAGGAGACTATCAAAAGCTAGTAATTATACGAAGTGCTGTACCAACGAGAGACATTGGGTTCTTGCCAGGTACAGAGAAAGAAAAAGCCTCTGTATATGAAGAGCCTTATAAAGATATTGCTAATGATCTGTTTGGTAGAGGCGATGCCTATGAAATACTGAAACAGAAGAATTTAGTAGAGTTTATGACTACTTCGTTTATTAGAGGGATTACACTCAGAGATGCAGTTATTCTTATTGATGAATGTCAGAATATGTCTTTCCATGAGCTAGACTCAATTATTACCCGTATGGGTGAGAATTGTAGAGTAATGTTTTGTGGAGACTTTAAACAGGCAGATTTAAAAGGTAACGGCTTAAAAGACTTTATCCGAATACTTAAGAGTATGGACTGCTTTACTTTCGTTGAATTTCAAGTAGAAGATATTGTAAGATCGGACTTCGTCAAATCATATATCATTGCAAAGAATAAACTAGAACTATGAAAATACCAATAGTAGCAGTAGACCAGCATGACTTTTTGGAACACAGAAGAAACCAAGAAGCCCTGCATTGGTCAAAGAATACAAAAGATTCTCCACTAAGGTCTATCCTAACAGTAGAGCTAAATACTACTGAGCTGTGTAATAGAACCTGTGTATTTTGCCCTCGACACGATCCAGAAGTATTTTCTAACAGAAATCTTCACATGACTGTAAAAGGTGCTGCTACTATTGCTAAAGAGCTTGCGGCTAACGACTTCAAGGGCAAGATATCTCTTAGTGGTTTTGGAGAGAATCTACTTAACCCAGTGTTTCCCGAAATAGTACAAGTCTTCAGAGAGAATCTACCTGAAGCTACTATAGAGTGTAATACTAACGGGGATAGATTAACCGCTAAGTATGCTAGAGATTTGATCTCGCTACGGGGTCTCGATTTACTGTACATTAATCTTTATGATGGTATCGAGCAGATGGAACACTTTGATGTGATTATGAAAGATATTCCTCAAGAGCATTACAAGTACCGTATGCACTGGGGAGACTTTGAGAAACACGGATTAATTTTGAACAATCGAAGCGGAGTTATGGATTGGGTAGGAGTAGAGGAAAGCAGTGTAACTGCCCTACAGGGAAAACCTTGTCACTACCCTTTCTATAAAATGTTTGTTGATTGGAATGGAGATGTTCTGTTTTGCAGTAACGATTGGGGCAGGGAGCACGTTGTAGGTAACTTACTACAGGATTCTCTTTATGACGTTTGGTTCAGTAAGCCTATGACCCGAATTCGTAAAAAACTAATGAGAGGAGACCGCTCAATGTCTCCCTGCAATAAATGTAGCGTAGATGGTTCACTCTTTGGAAAACCATCGTTCGACCTAGTAAAGGAGCATTATGAAAACACTAATAACAGGTAAGAGTACGCTTTTTTCGGCACTAGCAATGCTTTTACCTTGTGATACCTGTCGTATTGAAGATGTACTCGAAGGTAAGATAGACCTCAGCCAGTACGGAGCCTTCATCAACTATGCACACGTTGGGTTTAAGCAAGTAGAATTACTAGAGTATGTATTTAACGAGTGGAAAGGAGATAACACTAAGATAATTTTTAACATCTCCTCTCGTGCAGTGCAACCTAATATTTCAAAAGGGTATATGTATGCCGCTCAGAAAGCAGCTTTAAACCATTATGCCAATAACTTACACTGGAATTGCATAGAAAAAAGATGTAAGCTAACGACTATAGATCTAGGCGCGGTAGCTCTACGTTCTATAGCAAGTCTTCGCTGGACGACCATAGCTGATACTATTGTTAGCATTATGATACAGGAAATGGAAATACCGCATATTACTATGCAAGTACCTGAAAATTATATGAAAGTACAGGCGGCTAAGGCAGCAATGAGAGCGTCTTGCTAATGAAAGCAGTCATAAGTCATAGAATCTACATGGATTGCACTGCTGAATTGCAAGATAAGATCGACAAAGAGCTTACCTATGCTATTCCCACGCACAATCCATTAGATCCACCAGAGATGATTAAGAACATGGGCATTATTCGTAACGGGTTAGTCTCGTTACCTATCGGGCGTACGGATTTGATACCATCAAATTACGAAATAGTCGATAGGCGAGTAAACAAGCCTGTAGAATTTCCCGAGTTTAGGTTCCCTCTTCGGGAGAGCCAGCAGAAGGTTTATGACGAGATCGAAGATAACGCCATAATCAACGCATGGGTCAGTTGGGGAAAGACTTTTACAGGTTTAGCTATTGCAGGTAAGCTTGGACAGAAAACACTTGTTGTTACCCATACTGTATCTCTGCGTAATCAATGGGCAAAAGAGGTGGAGAAAGTCTTCGGTTTTAAACCTGGCATCATAGGCAGTGGAAAGTTTGAACTTGATGCTCCTATCGTGATTGGGAACACTCAGACTTTGTACCGAAACGTAGACAAGATTCAAAAAGAGTTTGGCACTATCATACTAGACGAGATGCATCATGTTAGTAGTCCGACCTTTAGTAAGATACTAGATACAAATTACTGTAGATATAAGATAGGGCTATCAGGGACTATAGAAAGAAAGGATGGTAAACACGTTGTGTTCAGAGATTACTTTGGTAATACTCTATTTCAGCCACCAAAAGAAAACTATATGACCCCTACAGTCCATCTTGTAGCGTCTGAAATACGATTTATGGACGGAGCAAAAATACCTTGGGCTAACAGAGTAACAAAGTTAGCCAACGATGAAGAGTACAGACATACAGTAGCAATGTTAGCAGCAGCTTATGCGGCTAAAGGTCACAGAGTTTTAGTAGTAAGTGATAGAGTTAGCTTTCTAAAAGCGTGCTCTGAGCTAACAGGAGACAGGTCAATATGTGTAACAGGGGAAGTTGCCCATGAAGACAGAGAAAAGCTTATAGAAGAAATACTTACTGGAAATAAGAATGTGCTTTACGGAACACAAGCTATTTTCTCAGAGGGTATATCAGTAGATACGTTAAGCTGTCTTATACTCGCAACACCTGTAAACAATGAGCCACTGCTTACACAGCTTTGTGGTAGAGTAATTCGTAAGAAAGAAGGCAAGATAGACCCTGTTATAATAGATATTCACCTGAAAGGTAACACAGCTAGAAGACAAGCTTCCAATCGTGTGGGGTTCTATATGAAACAGGGTTGGGATATGAAGTACCTATGATAACTGGGTTCACTTGTTCTACTTTTGATTTACTCCATGCAGGCCATGTTGCAATGCTTCGAGAAGCTTCTGAGCAATGTGACTGGCTAATATGCGGACTGCAAGTATCGGGGGTTAAGAACCCCGTACAAACGCTGGTAGAAAGATATACTCAGTTGCAAGCCGTAAAGTATGTTGACGAAATTATTCCTTACGAGACTGAGGAAGACCTTGAAGACATACTAAAGATGTACCCGATAGACATCCGTATACTAGGCGAAGAGTATAAGTCTAAAGAGTTTACCGGCAAGGATATACGAGGTATAAAACTATACTTCAATAGAAGAGAACACCGCTTTAGCAGCAGTGCTCTCAAACGACGGGTATTTAATTTTGTACCTAAATAAAAATAACTCTTGACAACATGGTTAAATCTTGGTATAATTATGCTCTTATTTGATTGGAAGAAGGTTTTTGATACGGCTCAGGGGAATATTCCCACTTGTATTACTATAATGGAAATGCTCATAAAACAGCAAATTCCTCGTAACAAGTACGATCCTATCTATAAATATTCGTACAAAAATTTTACTGGTGATAGTTTTCTCCTTCATGGGGATATGCTTCTCTACCACTCTTATAAGTACACGCAAAAAGAAATAGCAGTATACTATGCTTTGGCTTCTCTTAGAAGTCCGGGTGAGTACATTGCGACAAACAAAACCACGCTAGACGCACTACATTGTCCTGTGCCTCTAGATGAAATTAAAGACAACAGGCTACTCATAGTAGAACCCAACGAAATAACGTTGATCTATGAAGAAGTCACACTGGAGACTATACACTAATGGCATTATCATTTAACAAGCAAACGGGCGGAGCCCAAAAATCCTCAATCTCAACCTTTCAGTATAAAGACGGTGACAACAAGATGCGCGTAGTTGGCGACATCCTAGCTCGCTATGTCTACTGGATCAAAGGTGAGAACGACAAAAACATTCCTATGGAGTGCCTGTCTTTCGACAGAAACTCTGAGCGATTCAACAACAAAGAACAAGACTGGGTACGCGAGTACTATCCTGATCTTAAATGTGGCTGGAGCTACGCTACTCAAGTAATTGACAATGGCGAAGTAAAAGTAGCAAACCTCAAGAAGAAGCTGTGGGAGCAAATCATTACCGCAGCAGAAGACTTAGGCGATCCTACAGACCCTGATACTGGCTGGGACATTTGTTTCAAGCGAGTAAAGACTGGCCCATTACCCTACAATGTAGAGTACCAACTCCAAGCATTGAAGTGTAAGCCTCGTCCTCTTACAGACGAAGAGCGTACAGCTATTGCTGATCTGAAGTCTATGGACGATGTAATGGCACGTCCTACTGCCGACGCACAGAAAGAGTTATTAGATCGTGTCCGTAATCACGGTAACGAAACTGATGACGAAGCATTAGACGCTGAGTTTAACGTAGGATGATATTATTCACGGCAGACTGGCACATCAAACTGGGGCAGAAGAATGTCCCAGTTAAGTGGGCTACAAACCGTTATCAAATGTTCTTTGACCAAGTTTCCGAACTAGAAAAAGAATGTAATATGCACATAATCGGAGGCGATCTCTTTGATCGTCTTCCGAATATGGAAGAGTTAGAGCTTTACTTCAAGTTTATTCGTGGAGTAAAGATTCCAACTATTATTTATGATGGAAACCATGAAGCTACTAAGAAGAATAAGACTTTCTTTACTCAACTAAAGCAAGTAAGTAGAGATATTAACCCTCTTATTCATATAGTAGATATGTCTTATATAGACAACGATTTAGGTTTCGGCATATTACCTTATGCGGATTTACACCGTAAGGGTAGTATAAGTCATTTTGATACGACTCAGCCTTTGTTCACTCATGTCCGAGGAGAGATACCGCCACACGTAAAACCAGAAGTTGATTTAGATTTGTTTGAAGACTTTCCTGTTGTGTTTGCAGGTGATTTACACGCCCACAGCAACACACAAAGAAATATAGTATACCCCGGTAGTCCTATGACTACATCTTTTCATAGAAGTAAAGTAAAAACTGGATACCTGCTTATTAACGAAGTAGACTGGAGTTGGATGTGGGAAGAGTTTAAACTTCCACAGCTAATTCGTAAAACAGTAACAAGTGACAAAGAGATGTTAGCTACTAAGTTTGATCATACGATCTATGAAGTAGAGGGAGATATACAAGATTTAGCAGGTGTAAAGAACTCGGAACTGTTAGACAAAAAAGTAGTAAAACGAAAGTCTGAAGCATCTCTTATCATGGATAAAGAGATGAGTATACAGCAAGAGTTAGTAGAGTATCTAACATATATTCTAGAAATACACCCTGACAAAATACCAAACATCATAGGAACCTACAATGATTACACTACAAACATTGAGATGGGATAACTGCTTTAGCTATGGTGCGGGTAATGAGTTACAGTTAGACGATAATACAGTTACACAGATTCTAGGGACTAACGGTATGGGAAAATCTTCTATACCGTTAATCATAGAAGAAGCACTGTATAATAAAAACTCAAAAGGCATCAAAAAAGCAGATATACCTAATCGCTACGTTAATGATGGTTACAACATCTCCCTAGATTTCACTAAGGATGGAGACAGCTATGTAATTACAGTTAATCGTAAGTCAACAATAAAAGTAAAACTCGAAAAGAATGGCACTGACATATCTAGTCATACGGCTACGAACACGTACAAAACGTTACAGGAAGTTCTTGGAGTAGACTTTAAAACCTTTTCGCAACTAGTGTATCAAAATACTAATGCGAGTTTACAATTTTTAACCGCCACAGATGCAAATCGTAAGAAGTTTCTTATTGATTTGTTACACCTTGAAAAGTACGTTGAGTTATTCGAAGTATTTAAAGCTGCATCTAGGGAAGTATCGAATACGTCTGCTACCATAGCAGGGAAGTTAGCAACAGTAGAAAAATGGTTAGAAACAAATAAATTGAAGGATACCAACATACTACCCATGTTGGATTTAGAAATTGACACATCTAAGTACGAAGAAGGTCTCCGTTACTGGATGACAGAAAAGCAAAATATCTCCGAAATAAATAAAAAAATTGAAAAGAATAATCAGTATAAAGACCTGCTAGACAAGATAAACATTGCTGAAGTCTCTTCTAGCACTGTGAAACGTACTTCTTATGATGATTTGCAAGAAGAGTTAGGTTCTTTACAAGCAGTCGCTACGGGTGCTCAACGAACTTTGGATAAATTAGAGAAAATTTCTGATGAGTGTCCTACTTGTGGGCAATCTATTGATGTTTCTGAAGAGAAGGCAATGATTGAAGTACAGCGAGCTAAGAAAGACAATGCTCACGCTAAAGCTATGATAGTTCGCCCACAGATTCAAACAATTAAAGCAAACAATACTACTTTTGAAAAGAACGAAAAGCAGAAAAAAGACTGGGAAGAACTATTCCGCCTACACGACCAGGGTTTGCAAACTTTCTTACTGGAAGAAGCAGAAATTGATGCAAGTATAGCGCATTGTTCAAAGAAGTTGAAAGAGGCCAGAACCAAACTGGCAGAAACTGCAGAAGAGAACGAAAGAAGAACAAAGCTCAATACCCGTATTCAAGTAATACAGGAACAGACAGCAGAGTTTGTAGAGCAGCAAGAAGAGTACGATGGTAAACTCGCAGGAACGCAGAAGCTAGAGTCTGACTTAGAAGTATTAAAGAAGTCCTTTAGCACAAACGGATTACTTGCATACAAGATCGAAAACTTAGTTGGAGAACTTGAAGAGTTAGCAAATGAGTACTTGGCTGAACTCTCTGATGGTAGGTTTACACTGGAGTTTGTTGTTTCAAACGATAAGTTAAATGTACAAATTACTGATAACGGTAATGTAGTAGATATTCTAGCCCTTTCTTCTGGTGAATTGGCAAGAGTAAACACTGCTACTTTGATAGCAATTAGAAAGCTAATGAGTAGTATTTCAAAGTCTAAAATCAATATACTGTTCTTAGACGAAGTTACTAACGTACTCGATGACCAAGGTAGGGAGAAGCTAGTAGAGGTTCTACTCAGAGAAGATCTTAATACTTATATAGTATCACATGGTTGGTCTCATCCTCTCCTCGAAAAGATCGAAGTAGTTAAGGATGGCAACATCAGCATACTGGAGTAAAGATGTCAGCAGGAAGACGTAGGATGTGGTGGACAGAGCACAAAGCAGCTGAAGACCGAGTAGGCGTAGAGCCTAAAGAAGATAAAGAGGAAGAAGATGGTAGATTCGAGAGCGAAGGGAGCGAGAGGCGAGTACCTAGTAAGGGACATGCTGAGAGAAGCGACCGGACTGAAATTTGAAAGAGTGCCTGCCTCGGGCGCTCTTGAATATCTGAAAGGGGACTTATATGTCCCTAATCAGAGAAATCATTATTGTATAGAGGTAAAAAACTACAAGGACTCTGCCCTCTCTGATAAAATGTTTACACAACCTAAGACAAATAATCTTATCAGATGGTGGAAGAAAGTTGTAGTACAAGCGGCAGGGGGCGATCAAAAGCCTTTGCTATTTTTTAAATATGACCGATCAAAGGTTTTTGTAGTAACAGAGAATAAACCAGAAAATACAAACGAATATATGTATATAAAGTTTTTAAATTGTTACGTACTACTAACAGAAGATTGGTTGAAATCAGAAGAGACGGAGTGGATAGGTGGCTTTTAATTTTAACGAGCGCAACCAGGATGGCGTACTCATAGTAGACGCACTAAACTTAGCTTTTCGGTGGAAACATCAAGGTAGAACAGACTTTCGAGACCAGTATGTAGAAACAGTAAAATCTCTAGCACATTCTTACCACTGCGGTACAATTATTATTACTGCAGATTGGGGCTCTTCGAGCTACCGTAAGGCGCTATTGCCTGAGTACAAACAGAATCGAAAAGATAAGTACGCCACACAAACAGAAGCAGAAAAGCAAGCATTTATTGATTTCTTTGACGAGTATGAAGCAACACTAGAACTACTAGCAGAAAGCTATACAGTTCTTCGTTATAAAGGTGTAGAGGCAGATGATCTTGCTGCCCACCTTGTAAAAGAAAGAAAGCAATACAAACTAGATAATATTTGGCTAGTATCTAGTGACCGAGATTGGGACTTATTAATACAAGAAGGCGTAAGTAGGTTTTCTTATGTTACTCGTAAAGAAGTCACGGCAGGTAATTGGCATGAACACTACGAAGTAAAGCCCGAAGAGTATATCTCTTTTAAGTGTTTAACAGGAGATAAAGGTGATAATGTCCCAGGTATTAACGGCATAGGGCCGAAAAGAGCACAACAACTTATAGAACAGTACGGAGATGCCATGTCAATCTATGATTGTATACCCATCGAGGGAAAATACAAGTACATACAAGAATTGAATGAAAACGCTGAAGTACTACTAAAGAACTATGAGTTGATGGATTTAGTAACATATTGCGACGATGCAATAGGAACAGACAATGTGTCTGATATACAGGAGAAGATGGTCTAATGGATCAGTATCAAAGTTTTATACACAAGAGCCGATATGCACGATGGCTAGAAGAAGAAGGTCGTCGTGAGACGTGGGAAGAGACTTGCAGTCGTTATGTTGATTTCTTTAAAGAAAGAGAACAGTTGAACGATGAAGAAGGTCAAGAAATTTGGAACGCTATTCAAGCTTTAGAAGTTATGCCTTCTATGCGTTGTATGATGACAGCAGGTGAAGCACTTAAACGTGATAACGTAGCAGGCTTTAACTGTAGTTACTTACACATTGATCATCCACGAGCTTTTGATGAGCTTATGTATGTGTTGATGTGCGGAACTGGAGTAGGCTTTAGTGTAGAACGTAATTTTATTACTAAGCTACCAGAAGTAGCCGAAACTTTCCACAAGACAAGCTCCACTATTGTAGTAAGTGATAGTAAGCTAGGCTGGGCAAGTGCCTTCCGTGAGTTGATTGCCATGCTTTATGCAGGTAAATTACCTCAGTGGGACATGAGCCGTGTACGTCCAGCAGGTGCTAGACTTAAGACATTTGGCGGTCGTGCCTCTGGCCCCGAGCCTTTAGAAGACCTATTCCGCTTCTGTGTAAATATATTCCAGAAAGCAGCAGGTCGTAAGCTAACAAGTATTGAGTGCCATGATGTTGTATGTAAGATTGCAGATATTGTAGTAGTAGGCGGTGTACGTCGTTCTGCTCTTATCAGTCTGTCAAATCTTTCTGATCAGCGTATGTCTAAAGCTAAGTCCGGTGCTTGGTGGGAAAATGAAGGCCAACGTCGTCTAGCAAACAACTCTGTAGCATATACTGAGAAGCCAGACTTTGAAGCCTATCTCAATGAGATGAAGAACTTGTACGAGTCTAAAGCTGGCGAGCGTGGCTTGTTTAGCCGAGTAGCAGCTCAGAAGATTGCAGCACGTAATGGTCGTAGAGACGCAACTCATGACTTCGGTACTAACCCTTGTTCTGAGATTATTCTCCGTAGTAATGAGTTTTGTAACTTATCAGAAGTAGTAGTACGGGCACACGATACGCTCGAAACATTGCTAGAGAAAGTACGCAAGGCAACCATTATTGGTACTTTGCAGTCTACTCTTACGGACTTTAGGTATCTGCGGGTGCGCTGGAAGCGTAACACTGAAGAAGAAGCACTATTGGGCGTAAGTTTAACAGGTATTATGGATCACGCAGTACTCGGAGATCCTAACAATACAGAACTAGCTGGCTGGCTAGAGGAGATGAGAGATGTTAGTATTGCAACAAATAAAGAATGGTCTGCAAAGCTTGGTGTTAATCAGTCTGTTGCTATTACTTGTGTTAAGCCATCTGGCACTGTTTCTCAGCTTGTTGATAGTGCTTCCGGGATTCATCCTCGCTTCTCTAAGCATTACATTCGGAGAGTACGTTCAGACAAGAAAGACCCACTTGCACTCTATATGGAGCAAGCAGGATTCCCAGTAGAGAACGATGTTATGTCGCCCTCTTCGGTAGTCTTTAGCTTTCCGGTTAAAGCGCCAGAAGACAGTACTTGTGTGAAAGAAGTAGGAGCTATGGAGCAGTTAGCTCTATGGAAGATGTACCAAAACCACTGGTGTGAACATAAGCCTAGTGTAACTGTATACTATACGGACAGTGAGTATCTACAGGTAGCTCAATGGATTTGGGATAATTTTGATCTATGTTCGGGTATTAGTTTACTTCCAACAAGCGATCATATTTATCAGCAAGCTCCATACGAAGATATTACTGCTGAGAAATATGAAGAACTATTGGCAGCAATGCCACAAGATGTAAAGTGGGAAGACCTCGCTCAATTTGAGAAAGAGGATAATACAACTGGATCTCAAGAACTTGCCTGTGTTGGCGGTGCTTGTGAGATCATATAAGGATAAATAAAATGAGTGAAGAACAACAACAAGACCCACGATTCAGCAGCGAATTAAGTTACTTAGGTATGCTTGATGACCTTGCAAGAAACAATGTGGAACAAAATGAAAGAGTAGAAAGTTTTGGTAGTAACATCTGGTTCCCTGATATTGGTCAGTCTTTTCCTAACTTTGGTAATTCAGAGTTTGACAGATCTACTGCTAAAGATGATTCATTATATATTAACGAGGACACTGCGGGAGTTCAGTTCTTTGTTAGAGGTAAGGTAGGTGACTTAAGAATTAATGTTCCTGAGACGAACCTAATAGATGAGTTTCCAGAAATGGTATGTAAGTATACATTAGCGTTTGAAAATATGTGTACTAGAAATGCTGTTAAAACGGGAGTAATACAGTTCAATATAGGTGTCACTTGGGTAACTCTAGACCAAGTAGAGCAAATTGCAGATATTCTGCAACAATCTATTGAGTTCCCCTCTCATCCATAGCTAAACAAAGAAAGCCCCTTTAATCTGGGGCTTTTTTTATGTCTACCAACATCTGTCTTAATCTTCCTATTCTGAGCTTCGTAGTATTTCCTAGCTTTTCTACAATCTTACGCTCAGGCTCTCCCAGACCTTCGACATAGGGAAGTAGCAAATCAAAACAACATCCGAAAGTTTCTCGCACTTCTGCCTTGCCCGAGTACAAGTGCGTAAGGTAGTTAAGTACAGAAGAATCTTGACCTAAAGCAGCATATTCAATTATATTATTAGCTCCCATACAGGTTCCTAAAGTAGGGTCGTCTCTATGGTTCATATACCGAGGCATATATAGAATCTTTCTTCCTAGTAAGAAATTAGAGTCGGTTTCTGGCACACTCCTCCATTTCTTAGGGTTAATAATAAAAATAGACATATCAACCGTACCGTCTGTCAAATGACTGCGTATTAATTTGTAATTATGTTTCCACTTAGGGTGGTCTGAGAAGACTGCCTGCCTACTCATAGCAAGATGATGCTTCCTTAGGCTTTCTTCAGGAGGCAGATCGCCTTCTTTTATATTTAAAACTATTCCTCCCATTACAACCATTGTTAAGTCAGTAGAATTTTTTAAAGCTGTGGCTATTCTACCTCCTACTACGGGAACTACTTTATACTCTGCATCAGGCATATTCTGCTTGATAGAGTTAATAGTTAGTTGAGCAAATTTATTTTCTAGGACGAGGTAACGCATGAGGGTTTGATTTCCAAAAGTTAAAAAAGTAGTCTATACGTTCTTGAGGGTTGTCTATAAAATAAGGAATGAGTCCTGAGTACTTTGCAGAGAAAAGCCTTTGAAGCTTTATAGGACAAAGTGCTCCGTTTTGATTCGTTACAGCCGAGTATATGGCTCTATAAGTAGTCTGCTGATCTTCCGTTTTATCGAACAAATAAACAGACTTATCTTTTGTTAATGCAATAATACCCATTTCTGAGTTACTGCAACACCCAACTATGCTGGCCTCTTCTAATAGCTTATGGCCTGAAATTTTCTTGTCTAAGACTTTGTCTCTTCCATACTCTGATTTTAGGAAAGCTACCATACCAGGCGCTGTTAGTGGATGACACTTAATTACTGCTCCTTGTGCTATTGCTCTTTTTGTTTTTTCAACATCTAGGACTTTGTCAATAATATTAGTACCTGGTAGGAAGATTACAAACTTGTGTTCCTTTTGTCTTCTTTTACTTAGTTTATACTTATCCGTACTATTATTCTTTAGCTCGTTAAAGAAAGCTATACCTTCATCAGTAACGGGCTCTCTAGCAGCTAGTGCCATGGTGCGCATCGTTTTCTCAAAGGAAGCAACACGAATCAGTAAACACTTAGAAAAAGCATCTGTGTAGGTATAGCCAAAGATTTGTTCTTCTGCCATATCGTACCATACATCATACTCTAAAGGGAGGTGCCAGTTGCCAGTTGCAGGAAGTAGATCTTTTAGTAGCGCAACGTGATCATTTTCATTAGTACGCATTATATTACCAGACTTGAAAAAATGAGCAGCTTTATTACCTAGTTCGTCTTTATCAGCGAGTCTAGTTAGTGCCATTTCTTAAGTCCTCAATATCAGTTTCAAGGTCTTCCATGCGCTCTTCCATTTCTACGAAGTGCTCCATGACTATTTCTAAAGTGGTTTCTAGTTTATGATTTAATTGTTCAACGGTTATTCCGTCCATTGTGATCCATCCCAATATCGTGAGTTATGTGCAGAAGCAGAAGAAACTTCTGTTTCTGCTCCAGTACTTGTGACACGTTCAAAGACAACTGTGTTGGTCCCAAACGTGGTAGTAGTAGTTTTATTCGTAGCTCTAGTTGTGTCAAAAGTAGTAGTACGAGTAGTGGTAGTGCTGTTAGTAGTATTGTATATAGTACTAAACGCAGTGCTAGTAGTAACCTGTGTACTCTTTGTGGTTGTAAAGGTAGTATTAAAAGCAGTAGTCGTGTCCTTAGCGGTTACATTACTAGTATCAAAAGCTGTTGTAGTAGCTTTTTGAGTGGTAATATTTGTATTAAATACTGTTACAAAAGCTGAGGAGGTGACTCTATTAGTACCTTTACTGGTATCGTATGCAGTAGTTGTCGACTTAGTAGTACCTCTGCTAGTACCTGTATTGAAAACCGAAGTTGTAGCTCTACTTGTACCCTTGCTAGTGTTAAAAACAGTATTGTATACACTTGAAGTACTCTTAGTCGTTATGTTACTAGTATTAAAAGTTGTAGCAGTATCATAATTAGTTGAGCGCGAAGTTGCAGTTGAAAACGCAGTAGTAGTTGCTTTTGCAGTAATATTACTTGTACTGTAAGTAGTAGTAAAAGTACAACCCGTTGAGTTAGTAGTAGTCCTACTTGTCACAAAGGTCGTAGTAGTATTTTTTGTAGTACTACGAGAAGTAGTAGTATTAAAGTTAGTAGTAGTTGATTTAGTAGTAATATTACTTGTACCAAAAGTAGTACTAAACGCAGTAGTTGTCGACTTGGCAGTAATATTACTCGTACCAAAAGTAGTAGTAAAGGTACTTGTAGTAGTACGACTTGTTGCAGTAGCAAACGCAGTAGTAGTTGCTTTTGTAGTAACATTACTTGTGCCAAAGGTAGTACTAAACGCAGTAGTATACGTTGATACAGTGCTTTTACTAGTATTATAAGTAGTAGTAAAAGTAGTACTAGTTGACTTGCTTGTGGCAGTTGCAAAAGTAGTAGTGTATGCAGTGCTAGTAGCTTTACTCGTGGCGAATGTAGTAGTAAAGGTGGTAGTAAAGGCAGTAGTGGTTGCTAACGTAGTATTAGTATTGAAAGCAGTAGTAGTAGCACGAGTAGTTGTTGTACCAAAGGTGGTAGTAAACGTAGTCGTTGTACTTAAAGACGTATTGTATATAGTACTAAACGCAGTGGTATAGGTAGTCGTTGTAGCGCGAGTAGTGGTAGTATTAAACGTCGTAGTAGTAGCCTTACTCGTAGCGAACGTAGTAGTAAAGGTAGTAGTAAAGGCCGTAGTCGTTGCCTTACTTGTAGCAGTTACAAAAGTAGTAGTTGTAGCCCTGCTTGTGCCTGTAGCTCTATTAGTATTATAAGTAGTAGTTGTACTTCTGTTAGTGAGAAAAGCAGTAGTAGTATTAAAAGCAGTGCTAGTAGACCTATTAGTTAGTGTGCCAAAGGTAGTAGTAGTACTACGTGTTTCAGTAGTATTTTTATTAGTGGCATAGGTACTAGTAGTACTTCTGCTGGTAGAAGTAGCTCTATTAGTATTATAAGCTGTAGTCGTAGATCGAGTCTCTATAGTACCTTTGGAAGTGGTGTACGTAGTGGTGGTGCCTCTGCTGGTAGCAGTAGCTCTATTCGTGGCATAGGTACTAGTAGTACTTCTGCTCGTAGACGTAGCTCTGTTAGTGCTATAGGTACAGGTTGTGCTTCTGGAAGTATTTGTTCCAAAAGCAGTAGTTGTGCCGAATGTGGTAGTACGACTAGTCGCAGTCACAAAAGCAGTAGTAGTAGTATAAGCAGTGGTAGTAGACCTATTAGTACCGAATGTAGTAGTACGACTGGTTGCACTTACTCTGCTTGTAGCAGTACCAAATGTAGTAGTTGTACTATAAGCAGTAGTAGTAAGCCTGTTGGTACCATACGTAGTAGTACGAGAAGTATTTGTAGTTCTTCCAGTATTAGTTGCATAGACTGTAGTGGTACCATAAAGAGTGGTAGTAGACTTACTGGTACCAAATACAGTAGTACGACTAGTAGCGGTGGACTTATTAGTAAGAGTATTCCATGAGGTACTGAAGTAAGTGCTATAAGTAGTACTACGACTAGTAGCGGTGGCCCTACCAGTACTTCTGTTAGTATAGTGGTTTCGTACGTCAGTATAGTAACTAGTAGTCGTAGCTCTACTTGTAGCCCTACTTGTTACATTACTAGTATTGCTTCGAGAATAATAATAAGTCGTATATTGTGTACTAAAAGAAGTAGTTGTGCTTGCACTTGTTAACCTACCAAATACAGTGTTGTGACTAGTAATAAAATTAGTCGCTGTAGTAAACGTAGTAGTTCTACTTGTAACCCTGTTCGCAGAGGCACCTGTACCAGTATAAAACGTAGTAGTAGTATTAAACGTAGTACCACGACTAGTATTGTACGAAGTAGTTGTGCTTCTGCTTTCTGCCGTCGTCTTAGAAGTAGCTGTGCCAAAAGTAGTGCTTGTCCCAAAGGTAGTAGTACGACTAGTATTATAAGCTGTCCAAGTAGCTCTAGACTCTGCGGTGCTTTTAGATGTAGCTGTAGTAAACGTAGTAGTAGTATTAAACGTAGTAGTACGACTAGTATTAAAAGAAGTAGTTGTGCTTCTGCTTTCTGCAGTGGCTCTTGATGTAGTAGTACCAAATGTGGTGGTACGAGAAGTAGTAGTACCTCTCGTTGTAGTAGTTACATAGACTGTAGAAGTACTCTTAGTAGTATTAAACGTAGTAGTAGTATTAAACGTAGTAGTTGTACTTTTACTAGTCGCAAATGTAGTCGTAGTACCGAATGTGGTAGTAGTACCTTTACTTGTAAGAAACGCAGTAGTTGTGCTGTATGTAGTAGTACTGGACTTACTGGTAACAAACGTAGTAGTAGTACCAAATGTGGTAGTAGTCGCTTTACTAGTGTTATATACAGTATTGGTAACGTACGTAGTGGTAGTGCCCCTATTCGTGGCTGTAGTAAACGTAGTAGTAGTAGCTCTACTTGTACCCGTAGCTCTACTCGTAGTAAATACAGTATTAGAAGCTCTAGTAGTGGTATACGTAGTAGTAGTATTAAAACTCGTTGTACTGCTTCTACTTGTTGCTGTTCCAAAAGTAGTAGTTGTAGACCGGCTTGATGCTCTGCTGGTGGCTCTACTAGTATTAAACGTAGTAGTCGTACTTCTATTTGTAGCAGTAGCAAAAGCAGTAGTAGTAGACTTACTAGTAGTTCTACTCGTACCTCTAGTAGTGTTGTATACGGAAGTAGTTGCTTTGGAAGTACTTTTACTAGTCTGTGTTATAAACGCAGTAGTTGTGCTTCTTGTTGTGCCAGTAGCAAATGTTGTAGTCGTCGACCTGCTAGTACCTCTGTTAGTGCTTCTGGAAGTATTATATACGGTTGTAGTGCTTTTACTAGTTCCTCTACTTGTCTGAGTATTGTACACAGTAGTAGTCGCCTTAGAAGTAAGCTTAGAGGTATTAAAAGTAGTAGTCGTACTTTTCGTTGTGGTTCGAGAAGTTGCTCTTGAGGTATTATAAGAGGTAGTGTAAGTAGTAGTGGTACTACGAGTAGTCGTAGTATTAAAAGTAGTAGTAGTATCAATAGTAGTACTTCTGCTAGTATTGTACGAAGTCGTGTAAGTGGTCGTAGTGGCTAAGGTTGTCACTCGACTTGTGTTATAATTAGTGGTATAAGTAGTAGTCGTAGCTCTACTTGTTCCTGTTGCAAATTCTGTGTTAAACGTAGTAACAGTACTTTTACTAGTATTGAAAGAGGTAGTATAAGTAGTAGTGGTATTTCGTAAAGTACTTTTTGAAGTATTGAAAGTAGTAGTATACAAAGTAGAAGTTGACTTTGTAGTAGTAGTGTTGAACGTAGTTGTAAATACAGTATTTGTAGTACGCGTAGTAGCGTAGGTAGTAGTAAATGCTGTAGAAGTAGCTACGTTAGTGCTCCTACTTGTAGCGTATGTAGTAGTAAACGCAGTAGTTGTGCTTTTTGTAGTAGCAGTATTAAACGCAGTAGTATATGCAGTTGTAGTAGCGTTAGAAGTACCAAAAGTAGTAGTGAATGCAGTAGACGTATCTATCGTAGTCGTTCGGGTAGTATCATAAGTACTAACATACGTGGTAGTGGTAGAAGCAGTAGTGCCAAACGTAGTAGTATATGTAGTACTAGTACTTCGACTTGTACCTCCTGTAGTGTTATAGGTGGTAACATAAGTACTAGCAGTGTTTCTACTTGTGGCCTTGGTAGTATCATATCCCGTTGTTGTCGATACATCAGTACTTCTACTTGTAGCAAAAGACGTGTTCTGAGAACCGACAGTAGAGTTAGAAGTCTGTGTGCTTCTAGAAGTATTATAAATAGCATTCCATACAGTATTCAGACTGCCATCTGTGACTTTCTGGACGACATAGTTTACAAACCGCATCGTTCCCGCTACAGCTTTAACTACTATTTGCTCAGGTTCTTGTACTGCAGACCCGTTCCAAACCTTAATAGTCATTCTAGACTACATACCAAACATACCCTACGGGCTTATTTGTTCCGTCCGATGCTTGCGGAGTGGTTCCTGTAATTTCTGACGTTCTGTTGATCCACACGATAGCGTTAGCTCCGTCTTTCATATACATACGTCCATCCGCAGTATTGATAGCAACTTCGCCTAACGCTAAATCACCTGTGCCAGGGATAGCGCCCGCCGAAGACGAGCGCTTTAATTTAATTGTCTGTGCCATATGGCTCTCCTGTTACTTGCGTATATACGCTAGAGGTTTATAGTTATTTAGCTGAATGTTCCGCCATCAATGATGCCTGTGAAAGATGCCGCAAAGTTGCTAGCAGTTAGTACCTTGGAGGTAACGTTGGCAGTGTCGCCTTCCTGCGCAGTCCAATAGTGATTGGTCTCATCCCAAAGAAAGGATGCCGAAGGTTTTGAGTTAGTACCTGTTCCTCTATAGACAGTGAAACCAGCATTTAAGCTAGGGGCAGTAGCATCTGCTAACTGATTATTCAGAGTTATGATGTTATCGCCGATTGCTACTGTAGTTGAGTCTACAGTGGTGGTCGTGCCTTGAACCGTAAGATTACCTGTGATTGTAGCATTACCTGCTACCGAAATATTCGTAGAAGTAATATCATCAGAAGTAAGAGTACCATCTACTTGTAGGTTATTGAACGTTACATTAGAGGTTGTTGCAACTGCCTGTCCAATAGAGAATGCTCCACCAGAGAATGCAACACCTGTACCGGCAGACAAATGTGCTCGAGTTTGAGCAGCATTTGGGCCTGTATATGTAATTACACCAGTGCTGTTATTATAACTTAAAGCACCGTCGCCTCCGCTGTCAGTTACCGAAATAGCTGTACGAGCATCTGAGTTACCGTACTGACTAGCTGCACTAAATCTTAATTCAGTACCTACTTTACTTACTGTAATATTACCGTGGTTACTATGATTAAGAATAGTATCCGCTCTAGTAGAGGTACGCGCATCTGTATAGTATAAGTTACTAGAACCTTCTGAGGTTGCATCCGTATCAATACTAATAGGAGCAGAACCATTAAAAGCTACACCGTTAATGGCTCGAGCCGTAGAAAGAATTGTAGCAGTAGCTGCATTACCTGTAGTATTCTGAGTACCTGCTTCGTTTACACCAGGTAGGTCAATAGATGCAGATCCGTTAAAGGATACACCACCAATACTACGAGCATTTTGCAAAAGCGTAGCCGTAGAAGCATTACCCGATAAAGTTGCTGTAATAGTTCCTGCGCTAAAGTTACCAGAGCCATCTCGTAAAACAAGCTTACTTGCGGTATTCGCGTTAGTTGCTCCATCTACTATTCCCGTATAGTAAGAACCACCTATAATCTCGGGAGTATCTGTTCCGCCCGATGAGTTACCAATAGCGAGCTTTTTGCCGTAAGTACCTCCAGTACCATACGAGTAAAATAACTCACCTTGTGCAACTGATGAGGGCTTACCATTTCCAGTACTTCTTTTAATTTTAATTGTTTGTGCCATTATTTACTCCAAATCCTAGAAGGACCCTGCATCAAGTGTGTCGGAATCACCTCCAGCTCCTCCTACCATTATAGGGGACCACTGAAAAACTCCGGTACTTGTTTCGCGATATACTTTAAGTTGATTGTCATCTGTGTCATACCATGTGTCTCCTTCCGAGACTTGTGAACCTGTAGGCGCGGTATCCTGCCTAAAATCATTGCCTGCTAGTTCTTGCAGAGCTGATGCAACATTAGTTGCAGCTAAGCCACTAATACTGACTTCAAGCCCTGCTGCTGCGATGGCCGCAACCGCAAGCGTACTACTTGCAATAGTAGTAGTAGACTCTGTAATTGCTATGCCATTTTGTACAGGGGTTGCTGTAATACTAATTGCCATTATCGAGTTACCTCTTGTGTCAAGGTCACGGAGCCCTGCAACAGTCTAGTAACTATCGCATTGCTTGCTGTAAATATTTCTAAGTCATATACATAGTTACCTGCGGCCATACTAGTGCTTGTAGCATTTGGTAAAGCCAATGTAATTGTTCCATTAGCTGGAGTCGGTATAGTACAGACGAATGTTGCAGCAACTGACGTAGCGGACTTTGTTGTCCTCATTTGAGCACGCGCAGAGTAACCTGTCAGGTTTTTAGCTGATCCATCGTCGTTGACTGTAAAGTTTACGGCAAAGTCGGAACCTTGGTCGATAACTAGGTTGTAGCGGGCTGCGCTCATATGATTTCCTCCATTACAGAATTATAGCTAAATTGAGGTGTTATGTCAAGAGTTATTTTTTTCATGGTTATCATAGGTCTGTTACGTCCTCAGGCTTAGCCCACCAAGTGTTTTCAGGTATATTTTGGTCTAGGTTCATATTTTCCTCTAAAGTCATATGGCGCTCTGCGTCTTGGTCTTTGGAGCATTCTAGCTCGGACTCTAGCAGAGATTGTATATCTGCTTCGTCAATATTAGTAATAGGGACTTGTAACGTGTACCCATCCTTTGTAAAGTGAGCATACGTTTCGGAGTCTGCTCTAGTTGTTTCATATGTAATCATAATAAATTCCTATGTAAAGGTACAAACATATGTACCTCCGTTGACAGTTAAAACTGTACCTGTGCTGTCTGTCCATCTCCATCGTACAAAACCAGTGTATTGATTGAAAGTAGCACTCGCTCTTGAAAAAGTCCAGGTCGTACTACCTTTAGTTATAGTCAATGTAGTCCACTGACTGTTTGCATGGGTTCCACTAACCTCGAACGATAATTTATTATGAAGAGTTGTGTTAGCAGTAGACTTGTTTAAAAATAGAGTCCTAATAGCATAGCCACCCTTTACATTAAAAGTACCGTCTGCAATACTTCCTATATTTTCATAACCCGATGGTGACCAACCATAGTAATTAGTATAGGTTTGGTAAGGGTTAGTTCGAGTTCCATAGGTAAGCTGCTTAAAGCCTGCTGTGACTGTTTGCTGATCAAGATTTTGAATAGGATAAGATGCACCATAAAAATCCGAAAAGTCAATAGCAGAACCAGCAGTATTATCAATAGTTTTCCCCGCACCCGCAGTTAGTCCTCGAACATCTGTATCATTCAGAGACACAACATTGCCGCTTGCGTAACCGCTATTGGAGGCTTCAACATGTATCTGGTTAAGGCTAATACTGCCGCTTGTTTGTAGTGCCATTACTTAGACCTCTTTAATTCTTCTATCTCATCTTTGAGTTCTTTGATTGCTTCTACTAAAAGACCTACTACGTTTCCGTAAGCTACTGCCTTTATTCCATTTTCATCTGTAATTACTACTTCTGGTAACACTTTTTCTATCTCTTGAGCAATTACTCCCGCTTGTCTATCAGAGATATCTTTATCTTTCCTATTATAAGTCACTCCTCTGATAGCGCAAACTTTATCGAGAGCATTATCTATTACTTCAATATTTTCTTTTAGTGTAATGTCAGAGTATGCCGTAATGTTACCTGACGCAGTTAAAGAGCCATCTGCAAGGTTTACTGTAACAGTATTACTACCTGTACCCATCTTTACGTAATCATATCCAGTGGCCTCTTCTACAAGACTCATCATTGTTGCATTGCCGGCTATAAAGTTAATTCGGTCAGTTACAAACTCAATGTGCGTATCAGTATCACCACTATGCATAATTTTATTAGGTATTGTAATCCCAGTGGCACCTAAGCGCAGTTTTTCAGTGAAGGGGCCACCAGTGCCACCTGTCTTAGTAGAGAAAACCATGTCAGAGTCATAAGTGCCTTGCCCCCAAGTACCTGAAGCAACTTGTTGAATGTTACCAGCTAATATATTACCCGCGTCATCAGCACCTCTAAACTCTACAGTACTTATAACTTGATTTGCGTTTATAGTAGTATCAGTATTCTTAAGTGTTAGTGTAGGGTTTGATAGTGAGTGAATAGATGTGTTACCAGTCAGTGTACCTCCAGCCAGAGGTAAGAAGGTGATAGAATAAGAAGCATCTTTTACTTCTGCAGGTATTACGGTTGTGTTTATATTAAAGCCTGGCCCTACTGTACCACTGCTTCCAGCCGCACTACTAATTGTAATACTTCGATTTGCATTACGTAAGTGTCCATTAGCAGCAGTTTGTGCGCCTCCACCATAGTAGCCGTATCCATTATCATTTCCAGCAGAACCTGTATAACTAGTAGTGGTTCTAGGGGTATAAATAATACCTCTGGTGCTCCCTGCGGTCGAACTAGAAATCCGTATGTCATAAGTACCTGCCGCTAAGTTGGTCTTCTGTATGACGCCTTTCAAGTTACCTGTAGAAGTAATACAACCATACCCTTGTACTACTTCTGACCTATACTGGGTGTTGTCGCTTCGAGTATAGTAACCTTCTGATTGTATCCAGTATTGAGAAGAATTTAAGCTAGGAGGGTTAGCGTCTGAGTTGGCGATGGCAGTGAACTGCTGAGAACCAAAAGCACTCCAAGTAGAGGAGGTCGACGCTTTGTATTCTACAGTAACTTTTATACCATGAGGTATGTTTGCTAAAGCAATTGCATGAGAGCCTAAGCCGGCTACATACATATTACCTGTAGGTATTTCGAAATCAAGCGTAATGTTTTGAGTACT